TTGGATACAGAATGCCAGCAGCGGTATTTATGCAGACATATAGAAATAACGGTATGTGGCATATAAATATAATAGATGAAATAATTCACGAAAAAAATGTTGGTACTGAAGAATTTGCAAAGAAGATTTTAAGCAAAAATTACCCTATATTAGCATACTACGGAGACCCTGCTGGATACAATGTTCAAGGACAAACTGGTATGGGAGATATAGAAATCTTTAAAAATTCAGGAATTAATGTTAGATTTAGAACTGATAAAGCAAGTAGAAACATTGCTTCCTCAGTAAGTTATGTTCGTGGATTCTTTGAATCTGCGTCTGGCGAACGAAGAATTACTGTTTCTGAAAGCTGTAAAGGAATTATAGAAGATTTTGAAAACTATAGATACCCGGAAGAAGTTGAGGGGAAGTCATTATCAAACGACCCTATCAAAGACGGATATTATGAACATGGCTGTGATGCGTTTAGGTATTTTATAACTAATCGTTTTCCAATGGTCAATAACCAAATAATTAGGATAGCAAGATGATGTTAAAACCGCAAGAGATTATAGAACAATCGCTGAATGAATATAAACTAGGATTATCAAAAGGAAAGAGAGACGAGGTAATAAAATACCTTGATTATTATTCCGGAACTGAAACAGACAAATATATTAGAAGATATTTTGATTCTGACGCATTTCAAGAGATTCCTCAATACCAAGCTAATATTACCAAAAAATTTATAAATAAAATGTCTAGACTGTACACAGTAGGTGCAAAAAGGAATGTAAATAAAGCTTATGACAAATTAACAGAAAAAAAGAACTTTAAAATGAAACACATTGAAAAAATGACAAAATTGCTAGGAAGTTTAGCTGTTGGAGTTTTTTATGAAGAACATAACGCAAAACAACACTTTCACTATGTTCCTGTGTATTATTTTATGCCTTTTTTTGATGAAGACATGTTTGAGCCTTATGCAATTACCTATCCTAACTTTCAGCCGGTAGACGACCCTTATAATACATCAAAAATGACATATAGTTACTATGACAGTGAAAGATATATCAAATTCGACCAAGATGGCAACATTTTAGAAGAAGTTATAAATGAGTCCGGTATTTTTCCTTTTTGTTTCTTTCATAGAGAAGAGCAAATAGATTCTTTCTTCGTTGAGGGAGCAAATGACATTGTTTCAGCTAATGAGCACATTAATATCACAATGACAGAGATGCAACTAGGCTTAAGATACCAAATGTTTGGACAACCAGTAGCATCAGGTGTTATGGCGGACCAAAACATAGCTAGAGCCGGCTCAAATGAGATTTTGATGCTAGGAGATGGCGGTAAATTTGAAATAGTTTCTCCACAAGGTAATATTGACGCTGTTATTGAGAATATTAAGCTCCAACTAGAGCTTGTAGCACTTAATAATCATCTTTATATCACTTTTTCTGACACTGGTGGCGAAGTTCCATCAGGAATTGCTTTAAAAATTAAAGATGTTGAAAGAATGGAAGATTATCAAGACGATAAAGAGCTTTTTAGAGTATTTGAGCATTTTTTATACGAAAAAGAGCATGAAATAGCAACTTACAACCAAATTAACTTGCCAAGCCCTGATAAATTTAAAATTGACTTCTTTGATGTTGAATATCCTATGACAATACAAGACCAAATCTTACAAGACAACTTTGAGCTTGAGCACAACCTAACAACAGAGCCTGAAATCTTAATAAGAAGTAATAAAGACCTTTCTTTTGATGATGCGGTAGCTAAAATAGCAGAAAACAAAGAAATTAACGATATGTTAATGGGAAGTTTTGTAGATGAAGAAGATTTAGTTACTGAAGAGCCTAAAGAAGAAGAAGAGCCAATAAAAGAGCCCGAAGAAGATAAAAAAATACCTAAAGGACATCACATGCACGAAGATGGCACTATTATGGCCAATGAAGACATGTAATGGAAGTATTTTATAGTCAAAACTTTAACTTTACTAGTCTAAAAAGAAAAATGCCGTCTATTATGGCGGATAGAATCAACAAAGACATAACTAATGTTAAAAGAAGCATAGAAAAAGGAATTAGAGATAGTGTTAGTCCTGTAACCGGCGTTCCTTTTGAACCTATTAGCGAACTTACTAGAAAAGTCAGAGCATTAAGAAGACAAAATAGAAAGTCTAAGGGTAAACCTTTGTTAGCTACCGGTAAAATGTCAAAACTTAAAAGAGTCAATGCAAGGTCAAAAAAACTTAAAGGCACACTAACTATGGGTCAAGCTTACGGTGCTTTTCATTTGCAACCGCAAGTTATAAAGTCCAACTTTACCGTTAAAGGTAGAAAGAGAGTTGTAAAGCTTAGTGGAGGTAGAAAAGCCTCAACAAGAGATAACAGACAATTTTTTTCAGTCAAAGGAGCTAAAGTTCCAATGCGTGAATGGTTTGGAATACCAAAAAACTATGACTCTAGTATCGGTTTTCGTAGAATGTTAAATAAAATGAAAGTAGCTTTAAAGCAGGGTAAAAAGGTAAGAAGAACAAAAATAATAAACTTGGAATTATAATGGATGAATCTGTAAAAACCTTATTAAAACAAATATTCTCTGCCTTGCAAGATATAAAAGACACAGCAGTCGCTAATAATCAATTGATTGGATTTTTAATACAAAAAGATGTTAAAGAAAGCGATATACCGAAAGAATATAGCAAGGCATTAGTAGTTTCTAATGAACAATTAGATTACATGATGGAAAATAATATATCTCTTACTCAGTGGGGAGATTGTTAGACTCTAGTGTCTCAAGTTTCTCTAACCACTTCTTCTTCGCAGTCTTTGTATGACGGCCTCTACCTAATGTTTTTAAACCTACTTTTTTCGCTCTTGCTGTTAATTTTTTTGAATCTTTTTTTTGCTGGTTTAGCGTTTCTTGTTTTGTTAGGCTTGTTTCTGCTATTTGTTGTGTTTCCGATTCTGGCTCTACTATCATGGCTTGGTCAATTTGTTTCCCTTGCTGAAGAAACCTTTCAAAAGGACTCTCTACTTTAACCTCTACATTCTGAATAAGCTTTCCGGAATGCTCTAATATCAATCTACCAGCTTGAACATTACCGTTCTTAGCTTCTTTATACATAGCTTCTAAAACCGATGGCAACTTAGCTCCAAAAGACTTCATATAAGACTCGTAAAGACTTTCTATAAACTCTTTATCGTTCATCCAGTTACTAACTGTATTTCTATGTACTCCTATTTCATCGGATATTTGACCTAAGGTTAGCTCCGGATTGTTTACATACACTACTGCAAACTCAGCTTGTTTCTTATTTAGATTCATCCTTGACCCCTTTTCTTTTTCTTATAATACTTGGTGCTCGTTTTAGTACCGTATTTTGTATTATTGCTAGAACCTTGTCTTGTTTTTTTCTTTCCATTAGTTCTGCGTGTTCCACTTACTAGACCTCTTCTCAACTATCTATATCCAATTCTTTGTATAGTTTCTTATCTGTCATTCTATGTGTTCCTCTGCCAATGTCATCAGAGATTATAAGAGGCGTACTAAAGACTCTAATAGCCTTTACCTCTAGCTTACAGTCACGACAATTATGTTTTATAGGTTCATTTCTTTTTTCTACACTCATAACAGTATCAATTGTCTTTTTACAATCACACTGTAACATGTATTCATATATAGGCATTAAGCGGACCTCTTTACTTTTTCTAGAGAACGCATTCCCCCTAAACCTAGCATACCAAAAAGTACAGTAGACAATGTTGTCATGTCAAATATCGGCAGCTCTACACTGTTACCGCTCGCCGCAAAAATGAATGAGAGCATCGGTTGTAATACGAAGTGATACGCTAATGCGAATGAACACACCCACCCTACACTAGGTCTCCAGCCGGATTTAAAGAAACTAGACGAACCAGCCTCAATTTTATTTACTTCTATTTGTGCCTTGTTGATTTCTTGTAGCATTTCAGCTTTCTCTGCTTTATCTAGTGTAAAGTCATCTACTCTATCTACTACCTTATCTATAAGGCCTGCAATTACATTTAACTTAGGCATCTAGTACCTCTTCTTTTTTTTCTTTTTATAATTATATGGATTCATAATAATCCTCCTATTTTCTTTTTTTCGCAGTCTTAGCTGCTGATTTAAATTGTGATGCTGTTGGAGCATTCTTACTTTTCTTGCTACGCATTCTTTCTACTTTCTTTGCTCCACTAGCTTTTTGCTTTTTAATTCTTTTACGCTTTGCGTGTATGTTTGCATATAATCCTTTTTTAGCCATTAATTTTTCCTCGGTTGTCTTGTTTTACCGCCCTTACCGGACCATAAGAATTTATCTGCCCAATACGCTGCGGACATCTTTCCCTTGCGAATATTGGCTGCGTGTCTAGCCTTAAATGAACTCCTTGCCTCCGGACTATAGTTGTGCCCGTATCCTTGTGCTCCAAACCGGATTAGCTTAAGCTTGTGCCCTATTTGTGCTAGCACTATCGCTTTTTTCTTCGGATGTTTAGGCGTCATTTTTGGCTTGTTTACACCTTTTAATCTGTGCTTCTTTAATAAATTTTCTTTTCTAGTTTCGTGTGCCATTATAATGAAATTTACTGCGGCGAATTGTTTTGTGCAACACTCCGAATTTTATTTTCCTTTTTGAGTGTCGTATGGTATGTCTCGGTATGCCTTGCAACCATCCCCCCAACCCCCTGAAATTTCATGAATCTCATGCCTTGCAAAATTATAAACCGACTGACGAGTCGGTCGATGCTTTTGTCGTCATAGAATGGCCGTTTTTAAACAACCGACTGACCGGTCGAAAAAAAGTTATCCACAATTGTAAGAGTGAATATTTTGAGCAAAAAGAGAGCGGTTTTAGAGCCATAAAGTGACCAAATTTTCACAATAAAAACCTTTGCCTTGCCTCTCTATAGATAATGATTCCAATGCTCTCTATATATATAGTAATTAGGTAGGCCAACAAGTTGGCACGGGATGTCAATTCCGTATATTAATCGCATGACAAACGGAACACATAAGAAAAATAACACGGCTCAGCCGGAAAGGAGTTTTCCAATGTCAAATAAAGTAATTAAATGTTCAGAGATATACCTTGCAATCTTTGGTGTATATGGATTGCTAGTAACAAGCTATGCAATTTACAATATATGCTATGCCATAAACCTTGCAAGCGATTCAATGCCTTTAGCTGAAGAGTTTTTCGGCTTTGGTGTTACATGGTTTTTAATTGGCATGCTAGGATGTTTCCTATCATGCTTAGGACTATCAATTCTAGAGTACATAAAAACAAACAAAAAAGGAGTAAAATAATGAGTAAACCAACACTAAATCCATCAAGCAAATACACTACTGAATTTGTAGACCTTTGCTTACAATCTATTGCCAATCCTACTGGAGATAGAAAAGCGGTTCTTTTGTATGGCCAATTCCAAAAAAAGCTAACGGAAGACAATACGAGATATTACTATGCCTTGCCAAATGCGGTGGAATTCAATGTCAGCATTGATGAAAGAAGAAGAGAAACCGATACTTTGAAAGAGGTTTCAGTTAATCAAATAAAGAAGATGCTAGGAGCTACAAAAATCGCATTCAGAAGAGGCCATAACGGCACTCTTGGCGAGTTTAAACCTCCAATGTATGCTGAGGCCTTAGCGGAGCAAAAAAATCAGATTCCGTTGAGTGTAAGAAATGCAAGGTATTTTGTATTCAAATCCGATTTTCCAAAGCTCTTTGATGCTTACATTTCAGCAACTGATGACCGCATCGGATTCCAATTAATACAAGGACCGGACAAGCAAAGAAATTTGCATAAATGCAAGGAGTGTAATATCTATTATAGAAATTATTGCTCTTGCACTAGTCATTACCGATTAGGCTCTTATGGCCATACCTCAGACATCAAATTCTTTGATGTAAAGGATGAGCAAGCCTACATTTCAAACGGCTCGATTAACATGCAAAATAAGGCTCACTTAAGAAGAGCATTCATTGGTGTTGAAATTGAGATGAATATGGAAAATAGGAGCAAGGCAAGGAATGAGCAAAATTTGCAAATTCTAAGATTTGCAAAGAAACAAGGCTTGCCTTTTGTTAGGTGTTTCAATGAGTTCAAAAGCGACTCAACATTGACAAACGGAGTGGAGCTAGTTACTCAGCCTTTCAGCTCTGATTTCTATGCCAAATATCGCAAGGGATTTGAGGAACTCAGCACAACAATATCAGCAATGAATATTACCGGACATAATGACAACACGGCCGGCGATAATATTGGCTTACATATGCACATTTCTAGAGATGCATTTCATAACGGCATGCATCTATTTAGATTCTTAAAACTGGTTCACCAATCACCGGACCAATTGGACATATTAAGCAATAGAAACGGGAGGTATTATTCCGACATACAACCGCATCGCTCGTTGATGTCTGATTCAAGTATCAAAAAGCAAGATGTTGCAAGGCAATTGGGATTTAAAAAGTCTCAAGGTATTTTGTCCGATGCCGATGTCAAAAAGCTTGCTAAAAGAGTCATGAACGGCGAGAGAGTTGAATCTCGTAATTGGATGAATTATTCAGTTAACAACACGATTGAATATAGATTGCCCGCATCCATCTTTGACAATCAAGAAACCGGCAAGGGAAAGCAAACTCATAATCGATTTGCATCGAATATGGAACTTGTTTTCTCAATGTATGAATATACAATCCATGCCAACAATGATGATGTAAGCTTTTCCGATTACATTACATGGTTAAAAGGAGCTAACCAATTCCATAACATCTTACAACAAATAAAGGAAAGCGACGAATTACTGAGCTTAACTTTTGGAGTCGGCGAGATTGTAAGCGGTCAAAAGGCCGGAGGCGATTTAACCAAAGCCGTTGAAGACCTTGCGGAATTAAATACTAGCTTAATAGATAACCCGATTACCTTGTCCAATCTATCAGCCTTACAAGGCATGATGGAGCGTGCAAATTCGGTGGTCAAATCAGTAACTGGAAATGCACTACTAGACCCGAAACAAGTCAGCAAAAAAGTGGATGCATTCAAATCAAAAAAACAAAACAAAAAAGGAGTTAAATAATGTGTGTAGCAATACTAAAAACTAAGAGCAATAGAGTAACAAGAAAAGAGTTGACCGATGCATGGAACACCAATCCGGATGGAGCTGGTATTGCATGGAGTGAGAAAGGCAAGTTACATGTTGTCAAATCTTACGAGTCTGATGGCTCAATGATGGACTCTAAAAAGTTCATCGATAAGGTCGTGAAATTGCAAACCAAATACCTTGCAAAAAATATGCTGATTCATTTCAGAATAGCAACGCAAGGCTTTGGAGCTGATGGCATGCCGGATGTTGATAATTGCCATCCGTTTGCGGTCAATGATGATGTTGTATTTATCCATAACGGGATGATTAATATGCCCGTTTCAAATCGCATCTCAGATACTAGGTTTTTTAACCGCTTGTATCTTCAGAAATTGCCTTTCAAATTCAGCATCGGAAATGAGGCATTAAGAAAGCTAATCGAATCCAAAATCGGCTCTTCGAAATTGGTTTTCCTTGACTCAAAAGGTAACTATGACATTGCCAATGAGGGCTTTGGTTCGTGGGAAAAGGGCAACTGGTTCTCAAATAGGAATCATTGCCGTGTGGTCAGAAGATTTTCTTTTGACAATGCCTTGCTACCCTCAGATGACGAGTTCAGATTGCGATAATCTAACTCGATAAACACCAAATAAGGCCGTATTTCGTTGATTTACGGCCTTTTTTGTGTCTTTTCATACCTAAACCCTACTTTCCAAAGAAAATGCATTCTAGACCTATTCTCAAGCCTTACAAGGCCATATTTGCTATTCATCCTAGGGATAGATTTAAGCCTCTAAGTCTTTAGGTAAGGAAATGCGACTACTTGTAAAGGCAAGGCATGCAACCAATCGAATCAAAAATTAAAGGCCCGCATTTCATCGATTTCAGCTTTTGAAAATTGCAAGGCATAGCAAATTCAAAAAGTTTGGCCCGCAAATATTTTGCAAAAAATTTGGCCAAAAATTCCGGCAAAAAAAAAACCGACTGAGTAGTCGAATTTCGTAAAAAATGAGAAAATCAAGCAAAAAGTTATCCACAATTGCAAATCTATCTCGACAAAAAAAAATTCTCTCTCTAAAACACAAAAACCGACCGGCTAGTCGGTTTAAAAAACTTGTAGCCTTGATTTGTCGACGAGGAAAAACGCATTCTATGACGACAAGCAAACCCGCAAGGCTTTTTTTTTCAAAAATTGGCGACAAAAAACCTGTAGACTCAGCTGTCAAACCCGCAAACTTATACTGGTATACTAGCGATTTTTCTATTTTACTTGTGGTCATAAAACATATGTAAATCGGTATAAAATAATAAAAAAGAAGTAGAAAAAGCTTGACATCAACCCCCCCCCCTCCCTAAGTTCTTTGCATGATAACTAAAATAACGAGAGACTTAGAAGATATGTTCAGCTATACTCATGAACAAAGAGGAGGGATACCCTTTATATGTTTACTTGTTTCTATTGTAACCCTCCTCGACTCCTATGCTCTCTCATGTAACAAGGAGTTTAACAATGAGTAAGAATATTACAAAAGAATGTTCTATATGTAATGATGTAATAGATGTACAAACTACACCCGATGGTACAATATATTGGACTGACGGACACAATGCACAACCCGTTAATGATGGTAGATGTTGTACCAGCTGTAATTATTCAGCGGTTATTCCAGCGAGACTTTTATACCTTGCAAAATCTACAAATAAAAAAAGCGAGGTATCAGATGAGTGTTAAACATAGAGAAGAAAAGTTTATAAAGCTTATAGAAACAAGAACTAATAAAGTTCTTAATAACCTAAGGCTGATACAAAACTTAGCTAACAAAAGCAATTATACATATAATGTAGCTGATGCTAAAAAAGCTTTGTTGGCTATTAAAGTAAAGATTCGTCAAGTAGAAAGAACTTTTTCTATCTATGAAGACCATCCCGTAGAGTTTAAGTTAAGAGGAGGCGATGATGATTAGAGTTAATAACCTAAATACAAAAGAACTTAAAAAGATACTGCTAGACACGAACGGCAAGATATTCTCAGTATCTTTTATTAAAAAGAATGGCGAGTTAAGAGAGATGGTTGCAAGGCTTAATGTTAAGTCTAGGGCTATTAACCCTGACAAGCCGTCTTCCGCAATGTTAGATACTAGCAAACCTTACATTCTAGTATTTGACTTTCAAAAAGATAATTATAGAATTGTTAATTACGAAACAATACAATCAATCAA